ATACTTTGCTAAAGTCATCAAGACGTTGAGTAATGAGAAACAACTCATTATCAATCTCATCTTGGCTTCTTTCGTCGTACATCATTGCAGTGTCTGCCCTTGCATTTGTTGCGCTAACTGACCTAGAGCGTTAGTGTCTGTGATGTCGGCTTGACTTAAATCCTTCATTGTTGCCGCTTGTTGTTGAGCTTGTGCAGCCTGTTGTTGTTGTGCTTGTGCTTGTTGTTGCGCTTGACGCATCTTAGCCACATTGTCATCACTCACGATTATCTTAGGCGGCAATCCCATCATACGGGCGTATTCGTCAACCATTTGGTCAAAGTCACACTTATCTAAAACAGAAGGCGATAGTTGCCCCAATCCACCTATCACACCAATAAATCTATCAATCCCGTTAATGCCTACCATTTTTTGAGCTTGCGATAGGATACTAATGTATTCAACTTGCAATCCTGAACCTTGCAATTCTTTAGGCGGCTCAGGAAACATATTCCGCTTCATCATAAAGTCGAAAGCAAGGTCAACCAATGGATTAAGCAGCTCCTCACTTAGTCGCGTAATCACCGAACCAAGCACTAACATCTTTTCTTCTTTGCGCTCTACGATTTCCGTAGCAGTACGCTGTCTATCGTCGGCACTTGCCAACATCAAGAATAAGTCTTCAAAGAACGCACGCTTAATACGCATTTGACACGCTTGAATATCTTCATACAGACCGCTTAATGCAGCAGGTTGAACTTGATAAGCAGGTGCATAACCCTGTTGTCCTGTTTGCACGTCAACATAAGTAACGTCACCCGGTAAAATAGATGCGCGTTGATTGCGCAATGAAGATGGGGCTGTCATTGGCGGACGTGCAATCTTTTCGATTATCTCAATCTTGCGCTTCTGTGTGAGTTGCAATGCCTTAACGTCAGGCAAAGCAACCATAGCTGGACTATCTCCGTACACATCGCCATCAATCAACGACCAACGCGCCACCATGCATGGGAAATAATCATATCCACTCTCACGCAAGAACTTATCTTCATTACAAGCAGATTCTATGTAGATAGAGATAAACTTCTTATTCTTAGCGTCCAGCTTGCCGTGTTCTTTCCAATCGTTTGTACTAACGTAATGCGTAATCTCGTATTGATTGTCAAATGACTTATTATCGTAATGATTTTGGATGGTTAGCGAGCAATTCTCATAGCCGAAACGGTCAACAATCTGCTTAACAGACATCATAAACCAACGAATCAGCGTATCTACATTACCTCGATTACTGTTAGCGATAGCATAAGAGCCAATCGGCAACGTGTAGCAGCGTATGACATCACCAAAATCTTCATCAACAAATAATGCGGCAGTGCCATAAATGCCTAAATCAGCGTAATACATGGGTAAACAATGATACAAATTAGACTTCAAAAATACTTCGCGTATTCTTGACTCAACAGTATCAAGCCACACGTTAATATCCTGAATCTCTGACAAGTCTTTATTGTTTGTTGTCATGCGAAACCAAGGAGTGACAGGGTTTGTTATGCCTGTCATCATGCCTGCCGCTAACGTATTGGCTGACATGGTAGCGGTGTTGTCTATAATCTTAGTGTTTCGTCGGTCTTGCTTAGTGTCAGTAGAGAGTAATCGTGCTTGTCGTGGGCGAATATATTCATTCAACTCACGAAAATGAGGCATAAACTGGTTTAAGTCATTCTGCAATGCTGACTTGCGCGTGTTTATGTGCTTCCTCATTTCTGCGTAATTCATCTATCCGCCTAAAATCGTTTTGAAGTTTTGGGTGTTGAAGCCAACCAATGGCGCGGTAATCGTTGACTGTCGCCCTTGTGAGTTCTTTTGTCTTCGCCGTTCATCTTCGGCAGCGCGTAAAACTACAGGGTCTTGTTCGGTAACTTGCGGAGGAGGTTTAATAGGGTCAGGTAAAGGCGGTGGCTTCAATGCTTTTTTAACAGCATCATAAGCACCTAGCGTGAAAATATTTGCAATATCGCCGAAGATATTTGACATAAACCACCAAAATGACTGACCAGTCAAATAATGAACCGTCAGTCACGTTTAGTCAATAGTCGGGTTTATAATCAGTGACAAATCCCGTTTGATTGTTTCCGTAGCCTGTATGTTTCTTAGAAACAGGGAAAGCAAAGGTAATAGCAAGCGCATCGGCTTTGTTCGGGCTTCCTTGTTGTAAGCGTTTCTTCATATCCTCTTTGCCTTCCATTTGTATCTTGCCGTCAGTCCTGCCAACTGTTTCATAACTGATTAGCTCAGTGTAAAGCTCGTGGTCTTCAGGTATTGCGCCACCTTCTTTGAGCCATTGCTTCATCGCCCCCCACATTTCAGCGCGTTTATTCAAATAACCTTGGTCAAATACTCCGCCACCAAACCACACTAGCTGCCAATCTTTGCCAAGCGACCGACCAACAGACACAATGCCAGTGCCATAACCGCCATCTATAAATACAGCATCCGCTTTTTCGTCTTGCTCATAACGCGCAATGATATTAGCCATTTGCACATCGTTATCATTTTTCGGAAACTCAGCAAGAATCTTAAATGCTAAACCTTGCCGCATCCCAATAACAAATTTGTCATCACCAGACCATGCAGGGTCAACACTGATAATTTTAGGTGCGAATGAGAACATATCTTCGCGCAAATGCTTACCAAATGCCGCATCAACATCATTTGCACTAATAAACGACTTCATAGACATAGCTGGAAACATACCGCGAACACGGACTTTAACTAAGTCGCTATCTTCGCCGTAAGCATCAACCATCTTTTGTAGTTCAGCCTTGTTCGTGCCTTCAACTGTACGACTATCAATCTGTCTATGAATCCATTGATTAGCCTGTTTGCCATTAAAACAGCCATAAAACGAGCCGCTATTCTGTGTCGGATTTCCAAACGCAATCCAAATAATCTCCGTATTTTCGTCTGTTAATGCGCCTAGTGTGACCTCCCAAACTTTCGCGTCAATACCGCTGGCTTCATCAAAGATAACAACGATACGACGACGAACATTATGCAAACCTGCAAACGCCTCTGTGTTGTGAGCAGACCATGTTACCGCGTCAGTACGCCAGTTTTCAGGGTCATGTTTAGCCGAAATCTTAGTAGCTGTGACATCCCACCAATCAGCATTGATTGATAGCTTTAGCCACTTGCGAACTTCTGGCCATGTTTTTGTGCGGAGTTGTGTCTCAGTGTTGGCAGTAATAACCACGCGGCAATTGGTGCAGGTACTCATTGCCCAATCAATAATCTGTGAGATACAGGCAGATTTACCAATACCATGACCCGAAGCAATAGCAATTTTTAATGGCTGAAAACGAGTATTAGGATTAGTAAGATGGGTTTTTATGTCTGTGAATATTTGACGCTGCCATGTGCGAGGAGCGTCACACCCTGCGCCAACTAACTCACCAGTACCCCAAGGATATGCATACAAAGAGAATCGCTCAGGGTCATGAGCGAAGGATGCTATGTCGTGAATTATTTGTATTTCAGGTGTCAATTCCTGCACGCTTGCGAGCCTCATCTAAAGCATTTGATAATGTGATATTACCCTCATGCTCTATAATTTGCTTGTCTTTCCATTTTTTGCTTCTTCTATTCTTTAGCCAAATAAATGCGGCGGCGGTATCAGGCGGGTAATGTTTAATCGTTGGAGTGATAACTATCTCACTACCTCCGCCAACATTTGAAACTGTACGAATGTCATCTTCGGGATGAGAATAGCCCAACGCACGATGATATAGAGCTTGAGCAACTTCTCCATCGGCAACATCTTTACCTTTATTAATGGACTCGGAAAAATCAGGATAAACCTTTTTCCATTCATGAATTGTATCTTCACAAACACCAAAAAAATCAGCCAATTCTTTATCTGTATAGCCCAACAAACAAAGCTTTCGTGCTTGCTCGTTATATGCTTCTCTATAAAGAGTAGGCGCACCAGCCATTACACCACCCCCTCAACAATCCACCACGCCAAATAAAACAACCACCCAGCAAAGCATACCACACTCACAGCAGCTATTACACAGAACGCTAAAAACGCTCTAAATAGCCATTGTAGTATCTTCATATCTTCGGCTCTTTGAACTTTTCTGACAACACGTCAACGCCGAAATAACCCGCCCAAACCGCAAATGCGACTGCCAAATCAGGATTCATGCCCGCTAATTTTAACACTGGCACGATTGCAAATGTAGCAAGCGAAAGTAATGAAGCCTCTAAAATTCTACTTTTCCATCTTTTTTTGTTTTGATACGCAGCTCGTAAAAGTGCGGTTATAAATGCTAGAAATGGCGCAGTTGCAGCTTTCGCTATTTCATCAAATGCACCACCCATATCATTTAATCTCATTTAGCATTTCCTTCTCGCAGGAAAATACCAATAGCAGCACATACAGCAGCGGCAGGAATAGCGTATGGTGCAAATACAGGAACGCTTGATAACGCTGCAAAACCCGCACTAAAACTTGCCCACGTTGATGCTTCTTTGAGTCGTGATTTTTTCATTGTGTCGCCCTCCAATTGTTAGAACAAATATAGCACAAGTTTTAAATAAAAAAAGCCCTGACGGGAATCAGGGCAAAATGAACATCCATGTTCTGCGAGGTTATCACTTGATACGTTCTACACCAAATCTATCAATAATCAAACATTCACGCCGACCGCCTTCTTTGACAAACGATATGTGAACCCAAGAATTGAACTCTAAAATCAATTGGTCGAATTGAATATCACTTTCTCTAATTTTATCAAATACTTTTTTTGGACTACCAAACAATTCACACTTAAAATCCACAGCCTCAGCTTTCAAATGTTGCGAGCTGTCTTTGCTTCCTAAGCGACGATTGACTTGTAAGCAGCGATAGCCACTTGAGATATTCACAGGCTTGCCAAGTAATTCACGCACTTTATCAAGCTGACTTGCTGTATATTTCAGCTTCTCTAAAAGCTCAGGCGTGGGGGTGTTGTCAATGTTGTTATCTTCTGCGATTTTACTAAACGTCAACTCACGTAACGAAAAATACTTAGACAAGTTTTTCATAATCCGTCAACCAAAAAACACTATCGACTGAGCATAGCATGACCAAACAACAATACAATATTATTTTACATTGCATGATTTTTAGCTTAGGCGCGTTAGTTCTGCTGGTTGTTTTACTGTTTGCTTAACTCAAATCTCATTTACATCAAGCCCGTGAATATGCTTCATTAAGTGAATTTTAAGACGATAAACGGGTAGATTTTTCGTCGCTTCACTTTTAACGTCTTCAACAATAAACTCAATGTCTTTCATGTAAGTAAAATCAGCAATGTACTTAACCGCTGGTTTCTTTTTTGGCTTTCCGTCTTTAATCAAAATCACCGCAGGGACTAAAACAAATTGCTCTTGTAGTTTTAGCTCTCGAATAATTCCGCTCGCTAACCACGCTGACAAAATTTTATAACGCGCCAATTCTTTCAGCGAGTCGAATTTATGCCCGTCATATTCGCGTTTTGTGTTGTTATATTTTCTCATAAATCCCCCGTAAACTCAGTTTTTTCAATCGGTCTATTAATAATTCTCACATCACAATGCGCCCATTTCGGAACTTTATCCCATTCAATCATCCCTTCCGCTTCTAACACTGCTACTGATTCCCTCAGTAGTTTTTCGCATGATTTATCATGGTCAATTTGTATTTTTTCTAAATGATGACGGCCAAA